GCGGGTCTCATATCCACGCTCATTGAGGGCACTGTAGATTGTCATTTCGGTCTGAGGTGTCCCGAGGTAGATGATGTGTCCGTCAGGTTTGAGGACAGCATCAAACTCTTTGATGGTTTCTGAGAGCTTGTCTCTCATGGTCTGCGTGGCGGAGTTGTTGAGGGACTCCACATCGTCAGCAATCACGATGTCTGCACGCGATCCCGTGATCTGTGAGGTGATCCCTTTGGACACCACAGAGGGTGCGTGCGAGGCCGGAGCAGGTCCAACGTCAAAGGCAATCTTGGAGTTCCGCTGTTCGTCCTTGGGACGTAGGTGCTCAAGCAGAGGCATCTCATGGATCAGCCTCAAGGTGAACGTAGAGAAGTCATCAGAGCGGGCCTTGGATGCTGAGACAACCAAGATGTTCTTGGTGGGGTCCATGAGCAACTGGTGGCATACATAAGCCGATGTGATCCAAGACTTACCGACACCACGGAACGCCTGAATGACTCGACGCTTTGGCCCATGCTGGATGTAGTCAGCAATGTCGTATTGAACCGGAGTAGGGTCAGGGAGCCCCAACTGCTTCCAACACAGAAAGAGAAAGTTACGGAAGTCTGCTAGGGGGTTGGTCTCAGTCACTTCTTAATCTTAAGGCGTCTCTTGCCTGATGCAGTCACAGCATACTTGATGGGCTTTGGACCTTTCTTACGGGCAATGGCACTGCGTTTTTCTGAGGCAGTCATCTTGTTGGCAACAGCTCTCGGACGGCACACTGGGTACTTTCGTGTGGACATTTCTTCACCAGAGCGTCCGCACTTTTTACCGGATCGGAGATCAATCCAGTCTTCCTTGAACCACTTGGTCAGACTCATCCCCTGTATCCTCCACCACGCCTCTTGTATTCACGGACCAGCCAAGCGTTGGCGTAAGCTGATGGGTAGACATCAAACTTCTTCTTTGCCTCTGACTTGACCCGAGAGTACAGGCTTGGGTTCGTAGGGGTCGGGCCCTTCTTTTTTACCTTAAGTTTCCTCTTTGCCATCACATTGCCTCTTTCTCTGGTTCTACAAATGGAAGGATCTTTGCGAGTTCCGCCAGCGGCTCACTGGCTTCTTCAACGGCTTCGATGTTGTTGTCCTTGAGGAAGGCTCGGGCCACGCTCAGTTCCGATGGGGTAGCCTCACCGGACTCAATGCGGGCCACAAGTTCTTGGGCGAGCAGGTTGTGTAGCCTGTTGATTGTTTCTTTGGTTATCATTTGGTACTCCTTTTCCCGACACATCGCCAGCGTTTGCGGCTTAGTCGTAATGCACTATTCGGATCTTTGGCTGCCTTAGGATGAGATTTCATTTGACCAAATGATCGTGCACAGTATGAGTCACCCTTAGATGTCCCAGGTCTGACACGAGGCCCACCACCCTTGGCTTGACCAGCTTGGCCGTAAGAGGTCTTACGGGTTCTCCCAGTCTTGGGATCTTTGTAAATCTTGACGCGGGCCTTGCCCTTTGCTGGAGATGCCATGTCAGACTCCTAACCTTGATGCCACAAAAGAACAAACTGCACCCACAACAGCAGCAGCACCCAGCATATAACTACGTCCTTGTTCGAGCTTGCGAAGTCTTTGATCTTGACGCTCAAGTTCTTCATCGTGGTACTTTTGTCTGGTGAGCATCGCATCGACTTTTCCTTCTAAACGACCCAAGGCCAACAGGATCTGATTGTCGCTTTCCATCTCAAGTGCCTGTGATCCGTAGGAAGGTGATGTAGGTTTTGTTGGTTGCACTAGATCCGTTCAGTGTTGTACCAGTTGCATCGGCTTGTACTGTAATTTTTATCTTGTCATTTGTGGTGTTTGTCACATTGAACAAAGTGACCAATGGGGCAAGTTCACTAGGGGTTGCTCCGGTAACACCTCCCCCTGATTCAACAAGAAGGTGATTGGTTGCAAAGTTATCAGTTGATCCCCTCAGTCTGAGTTCAATGATGTCCACGTTAGAACTTACACGACTGAACGACGAATGGAACATGACCAAGTACAGGCCCGTAGATGGGAATGAAAAGATTCCTGAGGACTGAGACAGCTGAGAAGATGTGGTGCCCTGCCCGGTAGAATCAATACGCTCCCATGAACTGAGGTCAACTTCAGCCGTAGTGATCGCTTGGTTGGCGTTTAGTCTGAATTGATCCGCCACAGGGTTCAACAGGTTTGATGGAATTAGACCTGAAGTATCCAGTTGAATGACTTTTCCGCTGTTTGCTGACGATCCAAACGAAGCAGTCTTACTTGCTTTGTCTGTATCTTTGACCACCCCGGAGGTCATGTTTGCGGGGACTTTTGTGGGTGAAGACATGAGTTACTCCTTAGGTCTTGATGATGTATTTGAGGGCGATGTAGGGCTGCATAATGTTGTGGGCAATACCATCTTCGTCTGAATTACCGCTGCCGGAACCCCCAGTGTGCGTTGTAGTTGCTCCAACTGATGCGGTAGTGAAAGTAATCGACTGAACATTTGGAGAAGCATTCCCTTGTTCAGTGGAATTTTCCACATTTATGTTATTCACAAATGTTCGAGTTCCGGTAATCGAGTGCTCGTGCCGAGGCATTTCGCTCTCGGTCAAAGCGTGTGTTTCACTACCCCCTGTTGTGCCCAAACCTTTTGAAGGTGTAACTCCAACAGGAACTCTGTTTTCAAGGTTTGGCAGGTTGAATGTGGTGAAGCCATCACCAGCTCCGTATGTCTCACCAATGATGTCAAACAAGGTTGAGTACGTTGTGCGACTTACGGCTGTGCCATCACAGACCAAGAAGCCTGTCAATGTGTTGGTGTCTACACCTGCATAAGGAACCACAGCACCCGGAGGAAGTGCAGAGATACCACCAGTAATCGTGGCCGTACCTGTCACAGTCAGATCACCATTGACCTGTGTGGCCCCGTTTACAGTCAAACTGCTTGCGGTGGTTGCGGCGGCAGACAGGGTTCCAGTCACCGCTGCGTTACCGCTGGCGGTCACATCAACACAAGTCAGATCCCCATCAGCAGCCACCTTCGCCAGCGTCGTGTTTGAGCTGTTGGTGATGTTCAAGAGATCCGCAGTTTGGCTGGCGTGCCCCTTGAGGGTGATAGGAGTATCGCTTGCTGCGAGTGCCTCACCCGTTACTGGGAACGCAAAGACAGACTTGGTGTTACCAAATGCCAGTGCCATTACATCGGGGTTGCCCGTAATTGTATTACCATTGGTGATCGTAAGCGTCGTAGTGGTACCATCGGATGTCACCGTGAAGTCAGTGTTCGGTTGTTGGACCACACCACCCACGGTTACGATGAACATCTCGTTCTGAACGGAGAGAGGTTGAGGAGACAATGCCAATGTCTTGTTGGAGCCGGAGGTTGTCATAGCCCCAATCGTGCTGGTATAGACCCGAGGCACAGATGTTGGGCTGGTGCTGAAGGAAGTCAAGGCATCCACATACGCCTTGGTAGCAACCTCTTGCCCATCCACAGGATCTATGACGTTCTTGATCGCCTTGGATCCTGCGTTGAATTTGTTGTCAGCATCCAAAGGAATAGCACCAAGGTTCTGCTCACCGTTCTCTTGGAGAGCAAACAGGAGCTGCTTGGTGGCGTTGTTGAGTTCTTCGGCCCGAAGCAGGGAGGCGTTGGTGAACGTGGTCAGCAAGTCATCCACAGGCGTTGTGCGAAAGATCCGGATGGTTGTAGTGGTTGCAGGTAGGGATAGTCCTGACACATCCACCGTAGTTGTAGAACCAGAAACCGAAACCGTGAAGCCTGAGGTAAAGTCTTCGGTCGATCCATCGGTCTTGATGGCCTTCACGAAGAGGTGGGCTTTGTTTAGATACTCAAGTTGGGTATCCGTGAATGCAACGGATGTAGTGCTGCTTGTCGCACTTGTATCCTCATAGTAACTGTTTGGCATGGTTTCTTATCCTTATTGGTAACTCAGTGGTAGTTTTGGTTGGCCTCGCATATCTCGGGCATCATTTTGATCGTCAGTTCGTAAGTCTCTCTTGATCTGGGGGTTTTCCTTTACAAGTTGCCACCAAGCAGCCGTACGATACTGACGCAGAATCTTGTCAAGCTGCTTAAGTTTGGACTCTCGGCCCATACGCCTGTATTGACTTCTTTGGATCAGACGGCTCATCTGTTGCTCCATCGTCTTACCTCCGAGCCTGATCTCGCCCACCAACACTTGGAAGCGGTCATAAGCGTCGTACTTGCCCATCTTGTATTGGGTCAGATCCAAGTCACCTCTCATTTTCCTTGGGTTTTGAAATCTCGCTCCAAGTTCCGCCAGCTCACGACGCACAGCACTTCTTGATGTGGTCTTGACTTCGAGCGGTCCTGGGAGGATTGGACTTGTAATAGTCTCTGCAACGGTTAGTGGTTTACCGAAGAGGTCACGGCGTGGTGGGAGTTCATCGGAGAATCCTGGAGTACGACGCCTTATTGCATCCAAGAATGATCTAGGCTCTCTCAACTCATTGTCAAAGTATTCTTGATTGCTTTGAGCCACGATGGCTGGGATAATTGATCCAGTCAACTGACGGCCTAGAGTAAGGAAAGCATTACCGGTTGGATCACCCAACGCATCTGCAAATGCTGAAGCACCTGCGAAGAAACTTTTGTTACGAATCAAGTTGGCTGTAACAAACGTCATGCCGGTGTAAAATTGCTCGATCATATCCGCCTCTACTTCATCCTCACCTTTGAATCTTGTGTTGTATCTCACATGATCTTGGAGATCAGCAATCACTTGAATGAAGCTGGAGAACGGATCAAAGCGTCGGTACGAGTAGTAAGTATCACCGAACTTGATTGAATAAGGCTGCCAACCTGATTGCTCAAGAAGGCGACGTTGATTGACATCCTTGGGCCCTGAGCCAGTAATCATGTCCATAGATGCTGCCGCATAGATAGAACCATACAAGGTGCCGCCTGCCGCGAGTCTCCCATAAAAGTCCGCACGCTGCTCTTTGGTCGCCCCTGCAAGTTCCTTGATACTGCCTTCACGCAGGCGTTGGAACTGAGCCCCAAGCCCTCTGTTGGCATCTGCGACGTTACCTGTCAACGCTTCAGAAACAAGACCCAGTGAGCGTCTATGGAAGAACTCAACAAGTTGTGCTGGCGTTCTCACAAATGGGAGGAGGACAGTACCAACAGCACTACTACCCTTAACGTCTTGGAGTCTCTTCGCCAACTTGATAATATTTCCTTGCCCCTTTTCACCAAGCTCTCGGGTAAAGGTCACATCTTCAGCAGCCCGCTTACCTTGGTTAGCAATCTGGACAAGTTCTTTATCATACATCTCACCATAGAAGCGACGGACAAACGTATTGAAATCTTTAGATCCAGGCTCCAGTCCTTCTTCTTTAGCTGTTCTAGCCGCTTGGCGACGAATAGAGTCTTTGGTGAACATCTCGTCCTGTGAGAACATTTTCTCAGAAGACTCTC